CGGGGGCCCACATCAATACCGAAAGGAGAGCAGTCATGCCCTACGTCTCGTCCACCCGTCGGTGGGGGTCTTGGAAAGGTTCGGTTCGACCCGTTCCTTCCCTTTGGCCCTACCTGACAGGTGCGCGGACGTGGGATGCCTACACTGGTTTTCAAGCCACTTACAGTTTTCGAACTGGTAAGGGACTTGCACTCCAGGATGGGAGTTCATCGACTAAACCCGCGATTGAGTCCGAAGTCTACAAGCCATCTGGCAATATTGTAGACCGCCTGGTGTACAGGAAGAAGTTCATTGAGAGGCAACTCACAATGATCCAATCCCGTCCCGGGGCTCCGACCAACTTCCTTCTTGGAGATGTTGGTCATGAGTTCGGCACATATCGAGTGGAGTACAACCAGACCCCGAATACTCTTCGGGATCAGGCTGCGGGTGGTGATTACCGTGACTTCGTTAACGTAGTCCCGGGTTATCATCCGTATCTGGATGGCTCCGGTACCGTTCGCATGAGCGATGGGTACTTGGATCCATTCGGTGGATACTTCCGCTCGAAAGGGTTTCCGTTCACAACACCCTTGTACACGTTCGGACCTTCTGAGGTCTCGTTACGTGCGATCGCTTCAAATCACATCAGTGAGATGAATCCGTTCGGGTCGAAGGCCTCCGTACTGTCAACTCTTTTAGAGTTGGCACGCGGAGATATCCCCGGCCTACTTACATCACTCCGCCGTCATTTTACCCTTATCCAGGGTATGAAGGCTGCGGGTGTGCGAGACGCTGCCTCAGCACTCGGTTCCGAGTATCTGAACAACGTCTTCGGGTGGTCTCCTATCATCCGAGATGTGGACAAATCTATCAAGATCCTCTTGGCTCTTGATCAGATGTTGTTCCCAGAAGATGATACGAGACGAACGGTTCGCAGAGTCGTGTCGTTGCGAGGCGGGATTATTGATAATCACGCCTTCCAGTGCTACGCGGGCAGTCCCCTAGCGGGGATTGTCACGACGAACCCTGGACCTCCATATAGGATGACAAGCGCGAGTGGAGCCTATGGCTACGCTTCTGCGCCTTATCCTAATGGAACGTTCAATGGCTCGGCCTCTGTCCTAGAAGAACTCTCGGTGTGGACAACAGCTCGTTTTGCAACGGCCGCGCGCCCAAGTGCTACTAACAATAGCCACTTGGATCGTGCGATCGATTTGCTCGGGCTGGAACTCACTCCGGAAGTCCTCTGGGAGTTGACTCCGTGGTCATGGCTGATAGACTGGTTCTCAAACATGGGAACCGTGATCGGGAATCTTTCGACTCTCGGTCTGTCTAACACAATCCTGAACTACGCGTATAGCACTGCGAGGATTAAATCATCCAGCAGTGTTTCGGGTAGACCTGTCATTGTGCCTTCGGGAGCCGGTATACGATCCTTCACAGGACACGTAATTAGCTCTCGAACAATCGATGCCAAGGTAAGGCTTGCTGCCTCGCCGTTCGGTTTTGATGTCACCCTGGGCTCGCTTAATGCGGGCCAATGGGCGATCCTCACGGCTTTGGGCCTAGCCCGGAGTCGGTAGACAACTCAACAACAATCGAACAACAATCGAATAGGAGAAACTGTGGCCTTTGCAGACCCTCAGTCCGTCACCATTGGCACGACCCCCGGTACTGTCTCGCTTCCGCGAGTCAATACTGGATCGGATGTTGGAAAGTTTTCCAACTACGATTCCAAGGTCGCGCTTGAGGTCTCGACCGCCTACGGAAAGCGGACGCGTCACGTGGCGCGTCTTACTTTTTCGAAGGTGGTCACCGACCCTCTCGTTTCGACGACTAACGTCATCGCTAGCGGGACGGTTACCCTCTCGATCGATGTTCCTCCCTCGGGATTCTCTGCTGCAGAGCAGAAGGATCTCGCGAAGGCGATCATCAATCATCTCACTGCGAGCTCGGACGCTCAGCTCATCAAGCTGATCGCCGGCGAAAACTGATGGATGGCACTATCCTCACCCTGACACTCCTACTCATCGTAGGGATGCTTGGGACTACGGTCGGTGCCATGCTCGGCTATTCGCTTGCTCGTATGAGAAAGACTGTCTGAATCATCTAC